CTGTCAATTTTTTGACAGTAGATACTAACCTGTCGTCAGTGTATACATCCTTGCAGTATGTATCAATGTACATGCTCATCATCTTCTCCGAATAGTTCGCTTGGATATATCTTATAGTCCATTAGCCCTGCATTGTAAAGCTTTATGTATAGGCTGGCGATATAATTAATCCTATCCTCATCCTTCGGTATCATATGGTAGTCATACTCTGCCGCTAGGTATGCCTTATCTTTCATGGCTTACTCCTCTGTTAGTGTCCAGCTATGGCGGCAGTTGGTCTGCCAGTTGTCACGCACCCAATCACATTCATAGACTGTGCATACAAAGTTACCTGTATCCTCATCTACCCATGTGTTTAGGTCAAACATTCTGTCACCTATCTGTATGCCATACCAATCCTCATCACAACAATCAGCCATGTCTTTAATAATTACTGTGTCATAGTAGGCTGTTAGATAGCCACGTTCATAGTCTGATAGTACTAGGTCAAACCCACTGTCATAGTTATCAGTCATCGTCATTCTCCTCATCAAAGTAAAAGAATACACGGCACTCATCACCCATGTCTTCAGCTAGAAACCAACCCGATGGGTCAGCGTTCTCCTCTGCTGGGCAAGTCTTCATCCATTCCCAAAACTCTTGTCTAGTCATCTGCTCTATCCTTAGGCCAGTCATTGTCGTTGTCTATGATAAGTTCTAGCATGGGTTGGTTGTCGTTGTCAACATCTAAATCTAACAGCACCTCGTACTGGTTTTCCCATATGCTGAAGTCACCGCTGTATGCCTCACAGATTAAGTCAAACAATTCTTGTACATCATACACCTCTACAACCTCGACAATATCATAGGCTTTGTTGTGATATTTGTAGCGCATCAATGCTACCTCATGCCTGACCTCACCATCCTCTATGGACTGTGCTATAGACAGCTTGTGTCTGTCATCTACTTCTAGTTGTAAAGTCCTATTCATTTTATATACTCCTCGCTTGGTATCTTGTCCCACTCACTGCGTCTGATCTTCCACTTGTCTCGCTGTATGGGTGTGCAAAACCTCACCCACTTTCTGCCTACTACTACCCACACTAAACGTGTGCCGCATACAGGCCAGCGTGTGTCGTATAGGTCACACCGATACAGCTTGGCATTAGCCCATGTTTTTTCTGGTGGTTTTTCTATGCAATGCCCAGTCATTTGTATGCCCCTTCCATCATGTCCATGCCTGTGATTAGTCCATCAAGGTAGGTCAACATCTCCCTTGGTGCTACCCTACCATAGATGATAGTGCTACCCTTATTGGCAGTCAGATGCCAGCCCCCATAGTGTGGTGCATTGCCTAGCCAATAGTCCGTGCCTAGTCTGCGATTGATGCGTGATAGTCTGTTTTCTAACATACGCTTTGTTACTCTCATTGTCCTAATCCTTAAACGCTTGGTTAATCATGTCAGCATAAGCCAACCCTGCTAGTCCTAGTGCTATGCCTATAAGCATTACCACTATTATCAATGCTAAGTCAATGATAAACATCAATGCCCCCTATGCCATCTGCATGATAGCTGTTGCGTGAAACTTACTTACCTTGTCGCCTGTGTCAAGATGCTTGTTGGCTCTGTTACCTGCCACATAGTCGCACCATGTATTCCACCAATACTCACTGCCGCCTGTCTTGCGTGTAAACTGCACATAGTCTGCAATCTTTTTGCGCTTGACCTCTGGCTTGACCTTCTTACTAAAGCGCAATGCTGTCCTTGGCAAGCCTAGCCTATCACAATTATGGCTGTCAATACATGCCACATCTAGCCCTACCATCTGCACCACAAACGCCGCCTTGACTATGCCAAGGTTAGGCACGTTGGTCAATACATCTATAGCACCTACTGCGTCATTGTGTTTTACTGCCGCCTTAACTGCCGCAAAGATTACCTCTTTGTGTTCTTGCAGATACAGGTATCCATCACGCTTGTTGCCCCATAGGTATTTACTATCTGCCCCATGCTGGTCAATGTCTAGCATCTGGTTGTGTGTTGTTGCCAGTCCTGCTTGTATCGTTGTCAATACAAAAGTTGCCACCCTAGCTAAATTGTCGGGGTTCTTTAGTGCAAACTTTGCTATTGCTTTGTTGTCTCGCTTATACATTGGTCTCACTCCCTAGCTATTACAAGGTACAACAGTAACTAGCACTGTTGTCCCCTATATGTCAAGTGCGTGTGATGTCTGCAACACCGCCAAACGTACGGTTAGCAAACATTGGAATATGCAAGTACCTACTAACCTTGCCTGTATGCAATCCCATAAACGTGCTACCACTGCTCACACCGAAACGGTACTTGCTAACCCGTGGCCGCTTGCCTACTACTGCTACAGTCTTGCCAAATAGTTTGATAGTCTTGGTTTTCATAGCTTTACTCCCTTGCTACATAGGCGCACCATTGCACCTTGTAATAGCTAGAGGCTTTGGATTGTCAGCCCTCTACCCCTAGCTTGGCCCTCTCCGCCCTACACCACTCCGTGTGATGCCCTCTATACCGTAGACTATTATTTCCCCTAAGTATGGGCAGGAATCACAGGCGCACTTATAGTGTCTTTGGCACTCCCTCACACTGACTGGCATTGTCAAGCGTATCACGTTAATATTTCGACCGTGTGATAAATCCGTCTTTGTGTATCGTTATCTGGTTTTAGTGTCCTTTCTGTTTTTCTATTCTGTATCCTAATCTGATTTTATTTTATTAGTCAATCCGTATTCGTATTTAGTCTGCTATTCTTTTTTATTCTATGGCCTAGCAAGGTTGGACGTGCCGTCTATGCGCTTTCTTTCGGCCTATCGAAAGTTTCTTGCTATTGTCCTTGCGGATAAGTCGGTACGTTTTCTTTCGATGTCTAAAAGCCTAATCAAAAAAATTGATAAAGTAAATGATGGATAATTGACACTTTGCTTGTCAATTCTTTGACATGTGTCAAGTTTTTGACAGGTGTTTTATATATATTATAAGTATAGGAAAAAAACAGATAGAGAGAGACACAGAAATGTAGCAAAAATGTCACACATGTTGCAGATATGTCACATTAATGTTCAACATCTCAAAGAATGTTCAAGAATGTTTAAGATGTTAGGCGTGGCTAAGTTTCTTTGACATGCTTTAAGATGTTAGGCATCAAGGGGGTCGTGCGCTTCAATCAATATTATATACCCCCTCAGATTTTTCTGTCATTTTTTTGACACCCTAAGTCTGTGTAGCACCCTTAATGGTACATACAAAGTCTATTGACTTCCAGTGACCATCAGGTGGATAGTCCTCATGTACTATCTTCATCTCAATACAAGCATCTTTAGTGTCAAACCGTTGTACATCTTGTGTCATACAACTAACATCAGAGCATACAGTGAGCAGTAATGTCCATATAACTTCCATATTCTTGCCTTATTCTTTAAGCCGAAGCATAAGTAAAAGACCCCCTACTTAAAGATATAGTCAAAGGGGGTCTTCTCATGGTTGTAACTTTAGAAACTTATCCATCCATCCTGCTGCCTATCTACTGAGGCTACATTCAAGTGTGACATAAACTTTTCTAGTTCATTATCAAGTAGTTCTTCCTTACGTACCTGTATTTCTACATCAGCATCAGCAGCCATTTGCTCTACCCAATACTGAACAGCCATAGCAAGAACATCAAGTCTATCATCGTGTGCTAATGCTCCACGCTGTTTAGTAATCCTAGTCATCTGGTAGGTAAGCATATACTTAATACCCTTCTCAGGGGGCATGTTCTGTACACTATCATAGTCCTTTTGTATAACCTTAGGGTCTACTACAAGTCTATGCTGGTTCATTACAGGCTCTAACGTATCAATGATACGCATTTCCTTTTGTGTATTATGCCTAACCTCTTCCAGAGTAACTGGATAAGTCTTTAACATGTACGGTTTAAGCAACTCAGTGAACATACCGTCACCAAAGTTACTCTCAATCAGTACTGTATTTACCTGATGTATCTTAGCCAAGTCTGTAAGATGCTGTAGTGTAGTGTCAGAGTAACCACCCTCAACACCACCACAGTCCACCACATACAGAAAACCATTCAACATCTTCACAATCGAGTAGGCAGTTTCATCACTACCTCTACCTGATGGGTCAATAGCCATCACTGAGCCTGTGTATTTAGCCCTACCTACTGTATCTTCTGGTGCATAGTACTTATCACCACTCAAACCCACGTTAGGAATCTCTGACATGGGTTTCATTATTCCGTACACCATCTTCTCTGGTGCTGTATCCTTATCACAGGAGTATATAATCAGGTCACTCAGTTTAAGCGGATACTTGTTTGCATCACTGAGGCTAGTATCCAACATAAATTGCAGAGCAAAACCGCTTCTACCATAACTGAGTTCTCTTTCTAGTAAGTCTTCATCATCAAATCGTTTAGCGTCCGTAGGAAGCCCGTACACGGCCTCTAACTTTTCCTGTAGGGTTTCATACAGGAAGGGTGCTAACCTGCCCCCATAGGCCTTCTCTGCGCGATCTAGGGTAGGATAACGAGCAGGCCATACCCTCATGGCGTATCCACGCCCCAATAGCACGTTATACAGGCTCATTTCATTCTGAGGTGTACCAAGATAAATAATCTTACCCTCAGGCTTTAAGACAGCATCAAATTCCTTGACAGTCTCCCCTAGCTTCTCACGCATCATGTGTGTCATAGAGTTGTTAGGAACTTCTACGTCATCAGCAATGATAATATCTGCACGTGAACCTGTAAGCTGTCCTGTAACACCCACAGATTTTACAGAAGGGCTACCAGATGCTTTAGCTGGTGCTACATCAAAGGCTAT